TAACGGGGCCATCCGTATTGTCTCGGACGTTACTCCAGGCGCAGACCAAGGTACGGTGGATTTTGATACAGCGTTCGTTAGTCAGGCTGTAACTGGTACGAACAGTGGTACGGCGATTAGCATTGCTCAGATGCCCGCGCATACCCACCCGTCTTCAACCCACTTATCCCGTGGGGGCGCGACTGCAAATGGTTCTTCCAACAAGCCCCGATTGTCGGACGGTATCTCTGGTTCGGACGTAGCTATATCGCTCACTATCAATACCCAAGGCGGAGGGGGTACCCACACTCACACGCTTTCGGGGGATGCGATTAACCTCGCTGTGAAGTACCACGACCTCAACGTGATTACAAAGACATGAAGACTGACTGCCCCGTCCGCGGCACGGAATACGATTGCCGCGTATGCGAGTTCTACGATACCTACGGTGACGAGGGTAAGCAGGCTTGTAGGAGTAAGGTTACGAACATGATGCTCAACGACGTGGGTAACATGCTGAAGCTCTTGTTAGACAGCAGCGAGCACAACCGGGAGACCTCTCTACAGCTTGCAAAGTCAGTAGTAGAAGGTGGGCCTACTGAAGACCTCCTCAAACTTACGGGAAGTAAACATGCCCCGCACTAGCCGCGACGCCCACCTTGACTTCCGGGATGTCCGGATGCAGCGGGCATTAGCTGATAGGCTCCGTAAGTCTGGGCAGATGAGTGAACAGGAGTGGCAGCAAGAGCAAGATCTCTTAGCAGGGTCAGACCGGAAGGCTTATGCAGAGGAGATGGTAAGTGACAATCCGTTGATGGCTATCCCACTCCTAGGAGGTATCCCTGCCGACCATGCAGCTAAGGTCTTAGGTATAACATCGGGGCGCTCCAACCCAAGTCTTCACTCATTAGCCGAAGGCTACCGTGGGGTGGGGCAGGGACTTGAGAACTCATTTGCTCGACTTCTGCGTCAACCTCGGCGTATCGAATAATCATGTCTCTTCGCACCCACAGGCACATTGCCAGTATGACGAGGGCTACGATGGGTACAGCGAGCCTATTCAGAACGTGCATACGGTACTCCCAGGGTTAAAGCGGGCGGTAGGGTAGCCAACCCGCAATCGTTGGCTCGAGGGGCGTCGAGGGTAGGGGACCACACCCGCAGCCACGGCCGGTCGCCTAGCAAGTAGGCTACCACGGCGACTACAATAAAGAGCCACACTATTCCCACGACTACCGCCACGAGATCAGTGAGATACAGGATCTTCACAGGTGGTAATTTCATAATTTTCCACAGTTGCGTTGACGTTGATCTTAGCCATTGACTCTTCAAAGACTCCTTTGAGATGAGCCAAGGCTTCCTCGTTAGACTGCCCGGTCTGAACTATACAATGAGTTATGAAGGTGCCGGACAGCACTACCTGGAACGTCCTAGTCTTGTCTGACATATCCGCCTCCTGGTTGTACTCCCGTCTGGCTCGCGCAACCCATGAAATGCCCTGTGCGAGTAGGATTGTCAGTAGCCCCGCAATCGCAAGGAGGGTCAAGGTAGCATAATTCAATGTACTTCTCCAGGAAGTGTTGTGCCTTGCGTAAATCTTGCAGCCCGTTCTTCCTTTTGTGCCGGTCTACATACTTTGTTATTTGGTATTGAAAAGGATCGTGGGCGGATGCCCACGACCAGTCCCAATGTTGGATAGGGGAAGTCTTGTAGTGGCCCCCTCCCACTTGGGTTTCGTTGGCCTTGCTCACGGCATTACGCAGGCATCGGCTAACTTCTTAGCTCTGGTAGCGACGTCTTCCCATGTTGCCTGATTGTGCAACGGTCCGATGTGCCCAAAGAACTTATCCTGGTCCGATACGGGTATGCCGTCCATACAATCTGCTAGCAGATTGTTAGTGAGCAAGATGGCGTTGCGCAGAGAAACGGAATTAGATACCGTAATATCGCCTTCGCCTGAGGTCATCGCATTGTAGTATTGCACGAACTCATCCTGGGGAAGTTGCTTGGAGAGGTCCTGGCCCCCGTCGGCTTCCGTTTCAGGGGTTTTGAAGCGCGGCACGGTGAAGTCTATGTAAGCTTCCCCGTTTAGCCACACCGTTCGTATGCCTTCTTCGTCCCTTACGTCCCCATACTTCGTGCATAGGGCGTTGAGGTCGGTCATGAAATTGTATGCTTTGTCTAACATCGCTTAGCTCCTTTTAATTTGCCAGCACCCATAGTATAACGTATGAGGTTTAGGATTACATTATTGAGTTTATGAGCTCCCGCATACGGGGGTGGAACTCTTCCCCTACATGGTGACGCCCCTCGGCGTAGAGGGCTTCCATGTTGGCTCGTATACGAGTCACCCCTACTCCTAAGGTGGTGTTCCCCATACGCACTTCATACGCACACTTTAATCCGCAGTCAGCGCTGTCCGCCAATTGCAGAAGAAGGAGTTCCCCGTTAGTGAGCTTCTCCGTGGGAGATCCCTCTTCCCGCAGCTCCCACTCCGCAGCTTCCACCACCTTCATCAGCTCTTTCAGTTGGGGGTACTTCCACTTAATCATAGCGGGCAGGTCCCCAGTCCACTGTTCTGCTATGTCGTGCAAGATCGCAGCCTGAAGCAGTTGACTTCGTGGGTGGCCCTCCCCGTACAGGTACATGAGTATGAGACAGACGTTGGCACTGTGATGGCCCACCGTCTCTTCTCTCAGTACGTCCACCGTATGGAACCTTTTTACGCGGAGGCCTTCTCTCAGATCTTCAAGTTCAATCACTTCATTCTCCTTATTATCCACTGCTTGGCAGCGTCGCGCCAATCGCTCGCTGCAATCTTATTGCACGCATCCAGGTTGCGTGTGTCCCATGCTCGATACATCGGGGCTACGACTCCGTCCACGAACAGAGAGTCATAGTTCCCACGCGGGTCTTCGCAGAAAGCTTCGACGTCTCCCAACACGGCTTCCGTGTCCTCTCCGTCGTACACGATGGGGAAGTGGGCGTGACGTGGGTGCTCCAAGTACCAGTCCCTTGGCCGCTCTTCCTCTAACTTCGTTAGAGGGATGTTGTTAGGGTAGAGGTGGTAGTTGTTGGAGATGTGGTAGTACCTCCCCATGCGAACACCCACGCACGAGGCTATCCACTCATGGAGGAATGAAAGATGTACTGCGTTCGCACCGTACAGACCCCAAATGATGTCGTTGCTTCGGTTGCACACGGTCATCTGAAGTTCGCCGTGGCGTATGCCGAAGTAGATGTGCGTGTTGCAGGGAACATCCCTACCGGGATACCCGAGGTCTTCCCGCACTCCCCACATAGTGAGCACGGCCCGGCGAGTGGTGGGATCATCCCGCAACATGTCCACTACGATGGGGAGCTGGTCACGCCACTGATTTCGCCAACGCCATCCGTATGCTCCATAGATCGAGTACCCATCGTCACTGTACTCCCGCATACGGGGTACGAACTGGGCTACGAAGTCTACGTCCTTCCGCCCGGCTAACATCCACATGGATTCCATGAGATGGAAGAAGGGGTTAGCATCCCGGGCCTCCGAGAATAATACCCGGTTCCATGGCTCTCTAAATTCTGTGATCATCGGAGTAGGGGCGACAATGACGGGGCCGTTGCGGCAATCTTCACCCACTCCAAATCTGAGAAGGTAGTGAAGTCCTTGGTAGTAGGCGTCGTTTATGTTGTTAGCTCTTACAAAGTCCATCGTAGTTCCTCTTTGTCCTGCCCCCGTCCTGTACGCGCATGTACTTAGAGTATTCGCACATGCAGTTCTGGAGGTCTTGGTTGCAGAGTGGGGGTACGTCACATCGCTGCTCTATAACGAATTTCGCACCTTCTAGGTCTTCTAGGAAGTCAGTCATGTTCAGACCCTTGTCCGGAGGACGGCCGTTCAGGTAGTTCAGCCCGCGTATACTGCCGGGGCCAGGAGCAGCAAAAGTCCACCAGTCCTCAGCCTCTTGCAGAAGGTGGCCCCAAGTATTTTTCATGTCCGCCACGATCTGGGCAGCTAGGAAGCTACCTAGACCTTTGACTCCAGTGAGGTTCTTCCACTGCTCCCCGCAGGTGTCTTTTATACCTGTAAGGAAGTAAGCATCCGAAGCTACGCGCATGACGTAGTCCAGCTTGTCCATTTTCTCGCCGCACGTCGTAATTAAATACGCCCCGCTAAAAATCTGGTGACCTTCCCCACGCAGACGTTTAAGATTGCGCAGGATCGGCTCAGGGTTCCACGGTATGCTAGTCCCCAGCTCTCCTAGGGTTTCGGGCCTATTTATCATGCGGGCCAGTACGAAATAGGGGGCAAGCTCCGACCAGTGTACAGGGAGGAGCCAATCTCTGATATACTTCGTAGTTTTGTCATCCTCCCGCCTTATGTTGCAGAAGTAGACGGACTGGAAGATGGGGTCTTGCGACCACGGCTTCGGTGCGCCCTCCAGCCTTCTCTGGAGAATGTGCCACCGTTCCTGTACGAAGTAGGAGAGAGTCTCTTGGGGAGTCATAGGCCTCGCTCCTTCATCAGCTTATCTAGCACCTGTATCGCAGATTGTCTACCCGCCAGTACCCCGAAGAGGAACCAGCCACAGGCGCAGATAATAATGTCCCAAAAGGTAAAGAGGTTAGAGCTCACTTCCCACCTCCATCTCGGTACATCTTCTTCCACTGCACCCGGAGGTCTGTCCTCTCGTCGCCCATCCACTTGGCAGACTTGGGCCGTTTGGTAACTGCTTTGGCGTGCGGGGCGAACGTAGCTGCGACCCACTCGACGGCCTCTCGCTGCATTTCTGGGGTGCGGTATAGGCTGCACCCGCCCGGTGCTTGGCAACTGCCGTGATCCTGCGTATAGGTGGTCAGTAGCTTGTTCCCTATGCCCTGGGAAAGAAGAGTGCAGTTGAGAATGACATCCGCCAGGATGGGGAACTGATCCACCCGTGGGATGGGACTGGGGAGAAGAGCTTGGTTGATGCCCTGCACGCAGATGATCTTCCCATTCTCCACATACGGAAGCTTCGCAAGATGTCCCATTTGGCGGGGATGTATCCCTAAGAGAGCAGTGTGCTCTAGTAGGTCTTCAAACTGCTCCAGCATAGGGATGAGTTCGTCGCCTGTAGCGCGGACTAACTTCTGAGTTCCAGGCACTCTCCTGGAGAAGTATAGGTCATCGTCCATGATAACGAAGCGAGGGTTTGCGCCTGCGTTGCCGTCCAGGATCCACTGGAATTTCTGGCTGTAGTTAGTCACCTCTTTCGGGACTACGATAGATTGGTGGGTATGCTCGGCGGCTTCGTCGGCCCCGCACACTAAGAAGGTACTGCTGAGCCAGGAGCGGGGGATGTGCTTTAGAGTCTCCTGCTTCCCCACCCGGCCGCGCGTCATGATGTATATGTTCATTTGACCTCCGCTTTAAGTTTGCACAATCGTTCGCCAATGCACGGAGCACAGTAGTCCACCTTTTTAGTCATAGGACTTCCATTATGTGGGTGCTCTCCATCTGGCAGAGTGATGCCTCGTACTAACTCAGAAGGACGAACTTCTCCTAAGCACGAATCACAAACGTATTTAATCATATTTCACACTCCTCGAAGACAAAAACGGCGGGACTAGGTCCCGCCGTGAGTTTTGCCGTTGACCGGGATTAATCCTCGGCTTCTTCTCCACCTTCCAGTTCGCAGGCACCGTCCTGTACGAAGAACCGGAGCCAGCCGCGCGGCGGGTCACCTTCCGGGGCCTTTTTCTCGAAGATCTCCACGGCTTTGCCGTCGCAGGCTTTCAGCACGGTGAAGTATTCGCCGCGTTTGCCGCGATACTTTTTACCGTCGGCCTCTTCGGTCATGTGGATCGTAGCACCGGGGCGAAAACCATAGTCGGCGCGGGGAGCGCGGGCTTTCTTTTCGGCGGGAGCAGGAGTGTTGTCATCTTCGGGCGGGGTGGTTTCTGTTTTAGCCGCTCGTTTGCGAGTGGCAGGAGCTCGGCGGGTAGCCATGATATTATCCTCAGGTTGATGTATTTGTAGTACAGGTGAATGGTAACACAGGACCAGTCAGGATGCAAGTCCCGATTTACAGGTGCGTTACCTTCGAGATTAACTCCAGGGTTTCCATCACCTTGGGGTCTTGTTCCAGCGCCTCCAACGCTGCGTCAATGTCAGCCACTCGAGCCGACAGCCGCTTCCGTTCGTCGTGTAGTCTTTCTAAGAGACTGGGTGGGCGACAATCGCTTGCTTCTTTTGCCACGAGGGTGTGAGGTTCATTGTACATACATCTTCTCCTAAATTTCTCCATTAGCGTACGCTGGTAGTCTCCAATGAGCAGTATGTCTGGCCGCTCATTCCAGTAATCCCACCAGCTCATAGCGGCGCGACTAGCGCGTCCATTAATGTTTGCTGCGTCCTCTCCTTATCGTCAAGGACTCGCAGCACCTTCTCATCCAGGGTGCCCTTGGCAACCAGATGATATACGAACACCACTTCACTTTCCTGGCCTTGTCTGTAGACTCTAGCTATGGTCTGATCGTAGTATTCGAAATTCCACGTTATTCCGAACCAGCACACGTGATGACATGCGCCCTGGAGATTTAGACCGTGCCCCATTGATGCTGGATGTCCGAGTAGAATTGGGATATCGCCGGCATTGAACCGTAGTATTGATTCATGGGCTTTTCGCTGTGATACTCCACTACCCAAAACAGACGCAGTTTTAAATCGGGTTTGGATCCGTTCCAGGTCGTGCCTGTACTCGTAAAGTACCAGCAAGGGGGCTCCGCTGAGTTCCTCCACAAGCTCTTCCAAAGCGTCCAGTTTGGCAGCGTGGACAACAGCGTATTCATCCTTCCCGGTGTACACTGCACCATTAGCAATCTGTCTGCACTTTGTCCCAGCAACGGCAGCATTCTCTGCCACAACAAAGTCTTCCCCGACCTGCGTGATAAAATCTGCTTCAACATCTGTGTATCTGTCTCGTGCATCTGAGGGCAACTCCACTTCTATGTCTATGTACTGAAGGTCCGGCATTTCCAGATAGTCCTCAGCGTTAAGTTGAAGGCACAGCGGGGAGAGCTTCTTGGCAATCCTATCCACTGCGTCTTTGTTCGCCGCCCACAGGTAGGGTTCGTACTGTGGGTTCGGCTGGGAAAAGTACATGGTTCGGAAGTGCGTGATGTAACTACCTAGAGCGTGCCCTCCATCTAAGATGTAGATCTGCCCGAACAGGTCCATAAGCCCATTCGGGGAGATGGTCCCCGTAAGGATGTAGCGGCGGGCGAACTTGGGGAGGAACTTCCTAAGAAGTTTAAATCTAGCTGTGTTCGGATGCTTGAATTTGGTGGACTCATCTACGACCAGCATATCCACGCCAAGCTTCTTCAGCCTTTTCGGGGAGTTGAGAAGCCACCCGAGCCCCTCGGGGTTGATGAGGAAGATGTCCACTCCGTCTGGGTTGGCCGCTTGCCAGTCTTTGTCCGATCCATGGAGGATGGAGCAGTTAAGCTCTTGGAAGTTGTTCCACTTCTCAGTCTCTGCGGGCCACACGCTATACATGGGACGGAGAGGGGCAATGACCAGCATCCTCTTTACATAGCCCATGTCCCGTAGGATCTTAAAGGCAGCGAGGGTGCAGCTAGTCTTTCCTAAACCCGGATCCAACAAGAGGCCCGCCGCGGACTGCTGAATCATGATCTTCACGGCGCGTTCTTGATACGGGTGGGGCTTCCATTCCATTGCATCTCGCGTAGTAGGCCAGGATTTCATTTACTTGCTCCTTACAGTCTACAACGTAGACCTCTTGGTCAAAGTCGAGTAGAGACATAATCCGCCAGGACTGAAGTTTCCTACACTTTTCGCCAAACCTCTTGAATTCGATGTAGAAGTGAGCCCCATCGGGTGCGATCATCTGCCTGTCCGGCCACCCGTCGCTTGCGGGGTTGTTGAGCTTGAACACTAGGAAGCCCCGCTCCTCTGCTTTTTCTACAGCGTAGCCCTCTAGTGTAGACTCTAAAACTGACATGGTCCGCCTGCCTCCGTGCTGAACGGGCAATACTTGCAGAGGAACGTCGGGTTGGGAGGGAATACCTCCTCTGTCTCAAGCCGCGTAAACCTCTTTGTCCATTCCGCCTGCATAAAGGGAAGGTTCTCCCGATCGTAGTTTTCGGGGTCCGGCCAGTCTTTGCGTTTCTGGTCAAAGTAGACCCCATGTACTGTGGCTGTACTATAGCCTGTGAACAACTGGAGAGCAACCATCCCGTATAGAAATCGTTGATCCTGGTGGTCGTCGTACATGCGCCCAGTCTTCCACTCGTATACGATGAGGTCTTCATCTGATTCAAGCTTGAGATCAAGGAAGCCCCGCACCCATGCGTTCTTCGCATCCCACTTGGTGGGCTTCCAGTTGCGGGTCATAGCAAACCGAAGCTCCGGGGCACACTCGTAACTTTCACGAAGGCCGAACACCCACTGCCCATACTTCTGGTGTATGTCCGGGTGAAGGTACTCCTGTTCCCCGAGTACGTACTGTTCAATGCTGTCATGGATCTCAGTGCCCCTAGCCATCGCCGGGTGAGGTTCCCCCTCCGGCACGGGGACCTTCTCTATGTACGAGTACTTATACCGAGCGGGGCACTTGTTGAACGTGGACCAAGAGCTATAACTGTGAGGCATCTGCCTGTCTCCTTTTGTGGGCGGGCCTTGGTATAGGCCAACCCGGTTAAAACCGTCGAGGGGCGCTCTACAGCTCGCCCTTGCGCCCCCAACCGGGGCGCAAGGGCGCTATGCGCACGCCTCCATATCAAACCAGTTGGGACCGTAAAAGCCTTCGCTTCTCATGGGGACGTCAAACAGGTCTTGGTCCATAACCTCTTTAAGCACTTTCATGCTACGTTCCCAGTCGTCGGCTGGTACGCTGATGTTGATTTCATCATGCACCGTCGCCATAAATACGTTGTCCGCAGGGCGGTCAGCATCCCAGTCAATGACGCACTGCTTCGTTTGGTCAGCAGCAGAGCCTTGAATGAGATAGTTGAGCAGCTTGTAGGAGAAGTCCATCTTCCGCCCTCTAATTATCTTAGGCGGCTCGGTGTAGTATTCCCTCCCACCCCACGTTCGTATGGATTTCCCCGCCCGGCCTCGGCCGCTTACCAACTTCTGAAGTTTCTTCACTCCCGGCAGGGCCTTGTAGTATCCTGCCTTAATCCCCGCGGCCTCGTGGAGAGCACAGCCAAGCTGCTCCGCCAGACTGGCGTTGCCCGAACCATAGACGATGGAGAAGGCTGTGATCTTAACATCCTTCCGAGTATGAGCCACGCCAGTGAGGGTGGCAATCATCTCCAGCGCCATCTGGTGGGGGTCCAGGTTGGGGTTGGAGACATACGCCTCCATGAGAGTCCCATCCTCAAAGTGAGCCAGGATACGGACCTCCTGCCCAGAGAAGTCACGTTTCAACCAGACGTGCCCATCCTCAGGGAGAAGATAACGTCGCATAAGCGGGGGAGCAGGAAGGCCCCTCGGCACTACGATTTTTAATTCGTTGGTTACGTTCATAAGACTGGGCTTGGAAGCTGACAGCCGCCCGGTCCTAGACCCCTTGCTGTCCTTATTCGTAGCATCCTTCTCATGAGTCCTCACCTGATTCCACGTAGTGTGAAGGCGTCCATCTTCAGAGGCTAACTCGTGCCACGGGCGGGCGAAGGTTTGAAGGCACCCGGCCATCGCCCCACGGTACCGCAGGAGGGCCAGGAGCTTAGCATCCTTGATGGCCTTTGGGAAGTTATCCTTTGAGGTACTCCTTCTCCCCGTAGGGGTGAGCACCCAGTCCTCCGGCTTGACTAAGCCCGCAGCTTCAAGAGCGTCCGCTACCCGTTCGTTCTTGGAGAACTCAAGCTCCTTAACGTTCAGCATCTTTAGGAGCCGATTCTCCACTTTAATCAGAGCACCTTCGTACGTCTTCAGGTCCTCTCCTAGCCTCTCCGTATTTACTCTTACGCCCTTGCGTTCACTGTAGTACGTGATGGGCATGAGGTCTTGCTCTCGTTGGTATGCCTCCTCCATCTCACGTTCCCTAATGAGGGGCATGAGAAGGTCGTAGAGAGCCTTAGTACGGTCCACGTCGCCAATGGCATACGTCCCCACTATGTCTCCTGGCGCGTATGCAATCCACGCCCCCGATTCTCTACGGGAAGGGCAGTCGGTGTGGGCCATGATCCAGTCTGTGAGGGCGTCCTGTTCCTCCGGTGCCCAGTCTAAGAGGCGTTCAGCACTAGGCTTGAGGGACAGGTTCTGAGAATAGGGATCGTTGAGAAAGAGAAGATACTGGGTATCGTGTATCTTACGAGGGGCTGGCATGGGGAGGTCCATGTATGCTATTGCTACGGAGACGTCGAACTTGGAGTGATGAAAGAGAATGTCCTTGGGCCAGACTTTGAGAAGCTCTGCCCTAGCCTTCTCATAGGTGGTGTTGTTCTTAGTGGGGTGTCCCCATCCGTAGTACCTCCCCTTCGCGTTTGCCTTCTTGATGGCGACCCCTACGGGGATTGGAGGTTTGAAGGAAGTGTTGCCATCTATGGCGTAGGTTTCGAAGTCGATGGTAATCACAGTAGGATGTCCCCTATGTTTATGGTTTCAACACCTTCACGACCTTCTTGGAATCCTTCATCCCAGGAGTCCTTCTTCTCCTTTTCTAAGATAAAGTGCGCCGCCTGGACTACTGCCAGCACGCACTCCTTGGGGGCGTATGAATCTGGGTTTAAGATTGCATGCCTGATTTGAGATGTGAACTCTTCAACGGTCATCCCGAATACCCCTCCATCCATTCTTCGCGGCCACATTTATCACATACCCGCTTAGCCCATCTTCCTTGGTTGTAGTTCCATTTGTGGAACAAGATACACTCATCCCCGCACCAAGCGAACTTTAACTTCTTAAGCCATGCCATCATTCTTCCATCCTCCAACGTAGAAACACCGGGAACCGGGGCTTATCTTTGACACCGTAAGGTTGATACTTGAATGTCGCCTTGAGTCCCATGTGCATTTCCTGATGATCCCATATCCACTGACGTTGAGCATCATCAAAGCCAGTGCCTACCCGTAGTGTACCCCATGACGTTTCAAGAAGCAATGCCCCGAGGGTGCCCATGCCTGTCATCTGGGCCTTGTGCGAGCTTCGTTCTATGAGTCCGAAGGCGTCCATGGTCTTCTCGTTCTCATTGTGCATCCTTTCCTGATACCCTACTACGGTCCCCTCTGCATCGAGGAATTGCTTCCATTTCACGAGCCAGCCCTGCCGTAGAGTGCTGCGCCCGTCCTTGTACAGCCCTTCGGGGTGCCGGTACATCGCCCCTTCCTGCCCCGCCGCCAGCCACTTAGATGCAAGCTCCATGAACTTGTCAGGGGACTCCACATGGGGGTGCTCTAAGCAGACAGCATTCTCGAGAGTGTAGGAGTCAAGGTATGCGTGATGTAGCCGCTCCATAAACGGGGCGTCTGGACTGCGAAATGAGTCAAAGACTATCAGCTGCCACTCAGGGTCTCCCGCCCGGGACATAACCTTGGACTGAACCGTGTTGTAGTCATCCCTCACCCCATCCGTGTAGGTGATGAGCTCTCCGTCAAGGTAGTGGTAGTCTTCGTCTAGGCAATCTCGAATGTACTCATTGGGGATGGGCTTGAAGCTTCTAGATACCGCGCCAAGTTCAGGGTGGGCTAGGCAGCGTATGCCGTCTAGTTTGGGGGAGGCCAGGACGGTGCCGGGCCAATGTGCCCGAAGGGCAGCTTCATCTTTCGCCGTAGCGGCGAGCATGGGTCGCTTGATCATATTCCGTTCTCCTTAGGGGACGGTGGTAAACCTCTTAAGGCAGTTTAGATCCACGTCATGCCCAGGACGTGTTGCCGATAGACTGGCGATATACCTATCGGCGGGAAGTGCGCTTCTTGCGCGTGGTGGTTTTGAGCTCCTCGGGCTCTTCCTTCTCTTCCGGCCCGCTCATGTCAAACGGGGCCATCAGGGTGCCCTGAATGCCCTCGGACATAGCCATGAGGGTAGGGAAGCTTTCCTTGTCAATGAGCTCCGTGGTGTCAAACTCCACCGTGAACTGCCACTTGGGGTGAGGCTTAACCTTGATCCGCGTGACCACCATGAAAGGCGGACGTTGGAACTTGGCCGTCACCGTGTTGACGTACTTGCCCCACGACTGAACGCTCGTGGGCGGTACCTTCATAATGGCGATATCAGCGCCCCCGAGGGCATCCTCATCGTCACTGTCCAGAACGCTGGCGGGAAGCAGCGCCAGCCGCCTCCGCACAGAGCATGCACGTCCCCGCCCGTTGGGGGCACTCTTAAACTGATGCATGGGGCAGGTCTTGCAGAAGTCCCCTTGGGGTTCCTGTATTACCTCATGCGGCACCGGGTTGGCGTCCAACTCAAACACCGAAAAGCACACGGGCGCGGTGATGTTGTCGGGGTCAAACGGGGTGTCGTAGTAGGAGTGTTCCCCACTGGAGCCAAGTATGACGGCATCCAGTTGGTTGTCGGGCATGGGCTCACCCATGAAGGACAGAACGCCGCCGCGCAGTGAGATTATGGCCCCACCCGTAGCGATTTCGTTTTGGGCTGATTTCACAGCCATGTCCTTCATCTGGTCTTCAAACGATACCATTTCCTGTTTTGCTCTAGCCATTGTTTAGTCCTTCACTTTTGAGTAAGAGATGTCATCCACTGGGAATGACGCTACGCCCGGTATGTCCTCATCTAAGTCCCACCGGGCTTTCACCGCAGCCTCCCCCAACCTACGCTGGAGAAGGTCGAATGAATCGGTATCCTTGATGTGCTCGTAAAGTGCAGGCCAATCGTCCACGATTGGCTTTTTCTTGGTAATGTGCTCCGCCTTTACGAGCCGGCCCCCGATGGTGCCTACGTCGTACTTAACCATCGAATCAATGAGGTCCTGTTTGAGGTCCCTTTCCTCAGCTTCGAGGGAAGTAGCTACTTTCGCCGCGGCGAGCCTTTCTGCGCGTTTCGCAAACCAGCGGTCTGCTAATGCTGCCTGAGCTCTACCTGTTTTGACTATCGCCATAGTATTCTCCTGTTTAGTTGGTAGCCCGTGCAGGATTTGAACCTGCCCTCCAAATTGTTTATGTCTGGCGCTCCTAATGAGCTACGGGCCTTGGTACACACCTATTATAAGGTTTGATTTAAACAGATGCTAGCGGGAAGCTGCCGTCGTTGCGCTTCGGTATTCCGGTGTGCTGACAGTCACTTGCCATCCATCTTCTCCAATGCTTCGCGGGCTATTTCGCCTTTGTCGTCATCGACAGGGCGCTCATCTATGCAGCCCCAACTGCTCCCCATGACGTAGGTGCGTCTATTGGCATACCACTCCAAAGCCACCCGCGCTATGGTGAGTTGCTGGTCGCGCTCAGCCACATCTCCGGCTAGTTTTGTTACTTGACTATGCGCGAACTCAGATGGATCTCCGTGAACGCCTTTAAGTGTCTCCTGCCAG